GAAAGAAACCTGTGTCTTCATAATCAAAAGATACTGTTCTTACTTGTAAACGTCCTGATGTAACTGAAAGTTTACCACCAGTTGGTGATGCTTCTTTTATGTATACAGTCGACATTTCATATTTAGTTGTAAATTTTGTTCCAAATATTGCACTTGGATGGTTTCCATCTGCGTAATAAGTTGCACCAGAATTTGTTAATGTTAAATCAACGCCTGTTGTGGCACTAACTGCAAATAAACCTGTTCGTTCTCCATAAGGAGATGTGTATGTTGTTTTATCTGTTGCTGCATCATAAGTTCCTGTTAATGTAACTTTATGATCTAATGCTACTGGAAAAGTTAAATTTTCTTCTTTTAAGTTTTGAATATCAATAGTGTATAATTTTGTATCTTGTTTATCATTCGCAATTAAATATAATTTACTTTCAACAACCATTCCTCCTAGTATTTGAACTCCATCAAATATCCATTTAGACCAAGATGCTTGAATTTTTTCATTACGATCCCAAAAATATTTATAAACATAAATTTCTTTTGCGTTTGTTGGATTAACATCTGTATTTACGGTGTATGGTGATGTTGATTCACCTGCTATTGTGTCAAACGGAAAAGCTAATATTGTGTCTTCCATAGGACACGCAATCATTGATGTTAATTGATTTGGTATGTATGATGAAATACCAGCAGTTATATCTATTGAGTCATTTGTTAATGTATCATTATCTGCATAGTATTCTCTTACCGCACTAAAATTTCCTTTTTTCTGAACAAAATAAACATAACTTCCAACAGGTACAGGTTCAACATCAGAATTATGTTCAAACGTTGTTGTTGAAACTATAGATGCTGATTCTGGTGTTAATGTTCCATCAGATTTTAAAATAAATTGATTTGTATCTGAGAATAATAATAATTGTTCATTATACGCAATTGCGTGTTTTAATGTTGATACTTGTGTTGATGACGCTGCGATATCAATTGTATCTGTATCTAATGAATCTGTTCCTGTAGTTTTAAAGAAATTAAAAAATTCTCCATTTTCACTAAATACAACATTTTCTTCTGATAAAATTCCTAATCTATTTTTATAAAAAGTTAAATTATTTATTGTTTTGCCAACAAAAGTTGGATTAGGATTTGTATCTGCATCTCCTGAAATTCTTTGATTCCATGTTAATTGTTGGAATGTAAATGTACCATCATTATTATTAACTAATGCATGAGGCATTGTTGTAGCGTCAAAACCTAGTACTACGCCCGGCCCAATAACTTCATTCCATATTCCTTCACTTTTAAAATTAACATAATAATCAGATAATATATCACCTTCATCACCAGTAATTTTAATTACAGCATCTGATGGTGCATAAAATGGTAAATCTGCAAAGTCTTGTATTTCATCTCTAACTGAATACATGGCTTGACCACCAAAACCATCTGAAGTTCCAACAGTATAATTACTATTTCCATCAGTTGGTTTTATATCTAATGTCGATGTGTATCTTGTTGTTGTAAAATAACTTGTAATACCAGAATAATTTTTAAGTCCTTGTGATGTACTTAATGTTGAACCATTATCTGTTCGTATAGTTTTAAAACCAATATCATTTGCAGATCCATTCCAATGTGATGATGATGTACCAAAACATAGTATATCTGCAATTTTCATTGTATCTCTAAATGCTGCATCTGTGCTGTAATCATTTCCTGATGGCATTTGAAATTGTACTTCTATTTCGTACGACATACTTGGATGTTTTACTGCTACAGCATATATTCTTCCGTAGTTACTTTGCTTTACATATACTAAAGCTCTTTCAACTTTTGCTGTTGATGTTGTTGCTGCCATTGCTGGTATTTTTGATTTATTAACAACAAAAGTATAATCAGCAACTGTAACAAATTTAAAATCTTCTTTTGGATTAGTCGATGTTAAATACGCATTTCCATTTGGAAAGTTAACTGTTTTATTTACTCCTGATAAATTCCATACTTTTACATTTTGATTTGTAAATGCAGTAATAAAAGCATTATTAGCATCACGTTGTACACCATGAATTGCAGCATTAGTTGGATAAACATATGTTGAATCTAATGTTGCTTGATAATCTAATGATGGTCTTTTAGATAAACCCTCAACCAATCTTGATTGTGCGTTTTCTTGTAGTTCAGCTTGTGTTTCATTTCTTTGAGTAGAAGTTTGTTGGCTGACTCCATTAATTAAATTGGGTATACTTTGTGATATTACGGGCATTAGTATGTTCTTCTTGTTGTTCTATTAATAATGTTATAAACATCTTGGCTTCCACTAAGAATATTATAATCACCATTTGCAGCATCCGATCTTTCAGCATTAACTATTGCTTCTTGTTCGTCTACTTGTGTAAATCCAGCAAGTTCAGAAGATCCAACCATTCTTGCTTGAAATTTTCTTCCTGCTTTTATTATTATTAATTTTCTTGCGTATTCTGGTATGTGTTCAAAATGTTGTACTAAAATTTGGTCAACTACAGGTGTATTTGTAAATACATCTGTTTTATTTTCTAAATCGTAAAGAAAACCATTTCTAAATGTTATATTGAATTGTGTTTTATAATTTTTGCTTGCGTCTATTTGTATACAGTTACTTGCAACTGGAATTTTATTATTTTGATCTTTTGCTAAAGTAACTTCTGTTTCTGTGTTATAATGCCAACCTCTAGATTGCACTTCAACATTTGTTTCGTCTAAAATTTGTAATGCAATAGAAACGTCAACACCTGTATTTCCTGTTATACTGCTGACAGGCGCTTCACCTATTATACTTAATAATGTGTTAACTGCCTGTAATTCTGATGTGGGTGTGATTCTAAATGCCATTTATTTCCTTTGTAAAAAATTTAAGAGGCGACTTCAGTCTCCCGTTGTCGCCTCTCCTTATAAGTATAAAGTAACGTAAATTATTACGCTTCTTTAATTCCTACTGCTGCTTCTGGTCTTAATACACCATGACCCATTGCGTATTTTGCAACCATTAATGTACCTTGACGTCTAATGTCATATTCCATTTCAGTTGCTAGATCCATTAACTTAACTGTTCCTGCCGCACTTGGATGACACACTAATGCCACATAGTTTGACAAGTTAACAGCTTGTGGATTTGATCCACCTTGAGTTGCTGAACCTTGGTCTACGCCTGAGTTTACGTTTGATGCAACGAAGTGAGGTGTTGGAACTAATTCAATTCCAGCTACTCTCATTATTTTACCATCAGCTACACCACCATTAGGTCTACCACTGAAGTCAATATTGACTGCATTTGTAGCATTCGCTAATTTGTAGTATTCTTCTAATCTTAAGAAACATTTTCTACCTTCTTTTGGAACGTAGTGTGAATCTAAAGCTGAAGCTGCGTTAAATAATTCGTCGATCATTGCGTTAGCTGCTGTTGCTGCTGTTGCAGACGCAATACTAGTATTTGTTAATGTAGTACCTGCGTCTAAACCAGTCGCGTTAGCTGAAGCTAATGATGCTTGACCAATTGTTTGTAAGATATGCTTGTCCTTTTGGAAAGCTAATGCTCTTCCAATCTCGGCACTGTAAGCGGATCTTACGTCCCAGTGATTTTTTGCTTCTTCGATATTTGATAAGAATGCTGAACTTACAAGTAAGTCATTAATTGTAATAACTTTCTCGTTATGATTTACATCCGAACCTAATATCTCTGCACCAGGTGTGTGGTATGCTGCTGCGATTCTGCCCATTACTGGAAAGGATGCAGACTTACCACTAGAGATAGATCTAACCATCTCTGCTCCTTGCGTTACACTTGATCTTTCGAAAGCAGTTAATACTTCTCCCGCAAAGACTTTAAGAAATAACGCGTCTTCTGAACCAGCGGCGTTGACTCTGCCTATACTGGCTGGTGTTGCGTTTGCCATAATTATTCTCCTTATTTATGGTTGTTATTTAATAAAGCTTCACATAAATTGTTTTGATAGATCGAGATTATCCTCCTTAGAGGGTCAAGTCATTTTGACTTTTTATGTTCCGCAGTTGCCACCTGTGTAGGTTGCACAACTATTTATTTTTTCTTTTTAGGAAAACCTTTTTTCATGTCAGAATAAGATTTTTTGCTAATAGTAGTATTTTTCTTTGATCTACTAGTGCCTGCTTTTTTTCGTTTATTCATATTATAGTAAAGTCCTTTTTTTGGCATATTATCTCCTATAGTTTTGATTTTGATATTTTATCTTGTACTTCAGATCTAAATGCTGGATCATTTGCATATCTAGCATCTTTCATTGCTTCAGTAACTTGTGCCCATGAACTATATCCACCTGCACTATCTGTTCCTGCTTTACCTGAAATTAATTTAGGTTCAGTTCCATTTACAGCATCATGTCTTGCTTTAAGACCTGTTACTGCAAGTTTAACTGCTTCTAAATCGTTACTATTAACTGTCTTATTAAATGCAGCAATCTCTTGTGGATTTAATGCATCTTTTGCCCAAGTAACAATTTCAGTATATGATTCCTCACCACCAACTTCTGCTTTAATTGTATTTTGCATTTGTGTAGCAACGGCTTCTTGTCCTTGTATAAAAGCATCAACATATGATTTTGGAATACCTGCTTTTTCTAAAGCTTGAAAAGATTTATCATCTAATGTTCCTTTTTCATTATATTCATTTTGTAATGCTTCCATATTTAAACCAGCTGATTCAACTGCTTTTTCCGCAACTTTATTATCAGCTTCAATTTCTAAAGATTTTTTAGGTTCTTCAGTTTTCTCATTTTCATAAGTTTTATCCTGAGCACCTAATTTAGCTTCTAGTTCTTGATAAGACTTAACTAAATCTTCTTGTGTTTCAAATTTACCAAGAATTTTTTCTTTAGGTTGTTCGGCTACTTTTGTTTCTTCGGCTTTTGTTTCTTCTACTGGTTTTTCACTAGTAGTTTCTTCTTGTTTTATTTCAACGGCTTCTACCATTGTTTATACTCCTATGATTGTTGTTGTTGTTGCACTGCAGCATCAGCCACTTTACTCGCAATACCCGGTGCAGCTTGTTGCATCGTGTCATTTAATTGTTGAGCTTGTGCTTGTTGCTCCATTTGCTGTTGCTCCGCTGCTAATTGATCTTGAGATTTAATTAAACCTTCAGTATCAATGCCATGTCCTGTTGCTATACGTTTAATTAAATCAGTTAAATTTAACATTTGTACAACTTCAGGATTCATTTTAGCAATGTTGCCTATTTCTGCCGTGAATTCTCTTAATTTTTGTAAGTCATTCCCACGTCCAAGTGCTTCAACACCTGTTATGATAGTAGGTCTTACTGTGCCTTTTGGTAATTTTGGAATAGAACCTTTTTGTGACATTCTTTCCATTAATATTCTAACTAATGGCAATTGAAATTCTTGTGATAATAATGAATAAACTCCACCTAGTGCAGTTTCTAATTCATTTGCCATATATCTTATTTCTTCTGCTGTAACTCTTTCTGCGTCTCTACGTACTGCTGAATTTAAAAGAAAAGCATATGACATTCGTTCTTCAAAACGTTGTATTGCTTCTGCTACTACTCTTAAATCATATTGTTTTTCTACTTGTAATGTAGAAACATCATCTCTTGATCCAGAAATAATATCACCATTAGATGCAATTGATAAATCTCTTTTCTTCGTTGTTGAATTTGGTCTAACCATAAATACAACTTTACTTGATGCAGCTGCTGATTCTACTAATGATTGGCTTAAACCTTCTAATGATTTTAAGTCGCCTAAATATTCTTCGACGTAACCACGCCCGTAGTCTTCATTGTCTTGTCTTACCATACGCAAAACTTGCCATGGCATATTGTCTTTATTATAATAACCTTCTGATTCTGGTAATTTATATTCGTTAGCTTCTTGACAAACATAAAATTTGTCTTTTCCAATTAAACATACTTTAGTGTATAAATCGACTTCATCTGTACTTTTAGGATCATCTACATTTTTTAAAACTTCTTGCATTGTTTCTTCATCAAACGTAAATGGTGATACAGTTTCTTTTACAACTAATTCTAATAAATTTCCTTCTGGATCTCTTCTACAAACATATTGTGAAATTGGAAAAACTCTCATTGTGGATTTTTTAGGCATATATACAAGTACATTACCTGTTACGATTAAATGTTTTAATGCTTCAAAAACTGGAACCCTTACTGCTAATTGTTCTATTTCTGACATTACTTCTCGTTCTATTTTTGCAAGAGATTTTTCAATTTCAGTTTTAACTTCTGGAGTTTGATCCATTTCATCTTTAGTTTTTCCACCTACATTTAATCTAAAGAATGGTTGGTTTGGTGGTAATAACAATAATAATAATTTTGATGCTAAATTATTAACGCCTCTTGCTCCTACTGATTGATACGGCGTATATAAATCTGATGTATGATTAACTCCATCATCAGGAAGTAACGCAGGTAAAGTTAACTCAGAACATTCT